GCGTCGCCTCGGTAGAGCTTCATGTATTTCGCGTCGGGATTGCCCGATAGAAGCTCAGGCCATACCGAGGCGCGCCCGATTAGATAGACGGCCTTTCCGTTGCGAAGATACGGGACCATGATGCGGTTAACAAACGAACGGATCCCGGTTTCGTTGATCTGCTCCATCGTGAATCCGTGTTCCATGATGTACGGGCATGGATTGTCCGCCCATCCGAGGCGAAGTTGCTTGATCGTGTCGTCGGTTAGGCCGCGCCCGTTCAGATACCGGACGACGTTTTCGTGTTCCGGCTTCCATAGTGCGGCCTCGTAGAACGTAGTCGCGAGGTCGAGGATCGCGCGATACGAATTGAATATGATTTCGACGTGTTCGGGCTTATCGTTGTCGGTCGCAATGTTCCATTTGTCGGCAAGATACCCGATGGCACGTCCGATGTTGCCGGCGAATTTGTCGTTTGCGGCAAGGTCGATTACGTCTCCCCCGATCCCGCTCCCGAAGTCGTACCAGTCGCGCTCGTTTACGAGGAGACTTGACGGGTTTGTTGCGTCGGCCCGGAAGGACTTGCATCTTCCTCCGACGATCTTTGCTTGGTGTTCAGCCTCCATGTAGTTGATACATGAGACTTTCGATTTGATTTCGTCAATAAGGGCGGTTTTCATTTTGTTATCCCCGCAAATGTATTTTTACTACTGGAACATTAACGCTCCATTGCATCGGCTTTGTTATGTTGAAACGAAGAGAAGCAAGCCCGTTTAATACTTGATTCCTCCAAATACCGAGAACCTCTTCGGGAACAGGAATGTCGTCGTTAAATACCTCGTCTAACGTTCCGAATACGCGGCTGTATTCTTCGTCGCAGACACAAACATATTTTGCCGACTTCTTCCATGCTTCAATCCGCTTGATAACGGTCTTCTTAACTCGAAGTTGAAGAAAAGTAATCTTTTGGTCTTCGCGATGTTGGTACGGATCATTATTTTGATCGCGATACGAAACCTCGCGAACAAAGACGACGTCTCCTACTTTGAAGGCGGCTGGCTTCATTCCTTCACCTCGTTCCATTTGTAGCTGTCAAAGTTCTTCAAGAAGCGGATGCACATGGCGGCAGTGTGAATTGCCTCCATCTTGCAGTCATCGGTGTCGGAACCCTTCTCCACGGCATCATTCACGGCTTTCACGACCTCCCCGGCTTCTTCCATCATAATGGCGGCGGCATGAATTGGATCATTAGGCCAGTCCGGATGTATGGATTCGGCGCGAATGACCTCTTCACTGATTTTGCATTGCAAATCATTGTCCGAACGAGGATAATAGTGAATACAAACAGAGTCGCTTTTCTTATGGAAAGAAAAAGCGAACTTGTCGTAATTCTTTCCAGTGTGCCGATGGCAGACTCCGCAATGACGGCAGTAGTTTCCGCAGTCGTTACATGTTGGTTTTGTTCTCATTTCCCCAGCCTCACAGCGTTAAGGAGCGTCCACCAGTTATTGCAGAAACACTCCTTTTGGTTTTTCGGGCATCCCTTCTTGACGAACTCGTCAGAACCGGGAACGTATTCGGATTCGCAAGTCAGAGAAACGCAGTTGTGGCAGAACTCGTACGCCGCCTCTTTGAGCTTGTCGTACAGATCAGGCAACAGAGCAAGCCGCTTGGCATCTGCCCGGGTTAGCGCCTTTGCCACGGTACAGCCTTCATCGTCCTTAATGAAAAAGTAAGAAAAGCTGTCTTTGTCCCGGCAGACGTGCCACGGTGCAACGAAAACTTTCTTTTTGTCGGTCATTCTTCCCCTTCCTCCTCTTTCGCGTTGTCGGTTGGAGCGTAGAGACAGCATGGCGTCAAGTCGTCCGCGTGGCAAACGCCGTAGTGGTCGCAATAGAACGAAAAGTCGTCGATCTCGTCGTAAAAGATACAGGTTTTGCAGGTTGCCATTGTTACCTCCTATCGAACATGTCGATGGTTTCGGTGTCTGTGATGCGGTAGTCGCAAATCGGTTCAAGATCGTCGTCATAGCTTCCTGTTTCTTTCTGCTGGACGATTCCTTTCTCAACAAGAATCTCGCAAGCCGCGATTATCTTTTTGATGCTGTCCTCATCATCCGGATCAAGATTGACTTCATCCCAGAGGATTGTTTGTTGAAGATAAGCATGACTGCACCAGCGGTTGTAGTTCTTGTTCAGCGCGGTGATAACGAACGGTTCGAGCTTTTCCGCCTCACGATATATCTCTATTTTATCATAGATTTCGTTGCTCTCATATCGTAGTTCAGAAATCTCGGTTTCGATATCATCCAATCTTTGTTTCAGAGATTCAAGTGTTGGCATTTGTAACCCCCAACAGGTTGATTGTTGTCGCCTCGCCCAATTCGGGCGAGACGGATTTGTTGTTCATGGAAAGGACGTGCTGGATCAAGCCCGCATGAAACTTGACGAGCTGACCGGACTGCTTGAAGTAGACCAAAAAGAAGCCTTGTCCGCCTTGCTTCTCCACGTCGAGCAGGGCTTTCAGCTGGTGCATCTTCGCTTTGTCAAGAGGCCATTTCGCGATGTTGCATTCTTTGCAGTCAAACGCGTAGAATGTTCCTTTGTAAAGCATCTGAAAGTCGAATCCGTGTCCACGGGCGTATGTGCCGTCCGGCAGGATTTCCGGATGGTTCTGCTGGCAATGGATTCCGAGCTTCTCGTACTGCTTGAAGAGTTCGCGGACGGCGTGTTCAAGTCCTTTCCCGCGGTTGGCAAAGGTGGTCATTCGGACACCTCGCTTTCTCCTCGGGCTTTGCGGAGGATTTTCTCAATTCGCTCTGCGCTCCCGTCTTCTCTTGCGACAAGTATCGCTCGTATTAAGTCAAGCATGGCGTACATCTCCGGCGCGGCGGCGATCAAGTTTGCATCGGCTTTGTTATAAACAATGTCGCAAACGTTTTCGTCGTCCTTGCTCCAACAGACTGGGTAATATTCCCATCCTTTCATGCCCGTTGAAAGTTCGTGTCCGCGTCCGACATGCCACGGCCCGGGAGTGAATTTGGATTCGCTGTCAACGTGCGCTTCATCCATGATGTTCTTGAATTCTTGAAGGTGGTCGGATTCGCTCATGCGATAGCCTCCTGATATTTTTTCGTTTTGAAGTCTTTGAGGTGGGAAATCAAGCATCCCGCCTGCATTTTTGTGAGCTGGCGTTCGATCATGCCGGAGATATCGACTTTGCGGCGTTTTGCCATTTTCTGAAGATAGTCGATTTGCTTCTCTGTCGCGGGCGCGGCTCCCCATCGTTGCGCCGAAGAAAGACGCCAAATCGTGCCGGCGTCCCCGTACTGCGTCCGCAGAATATCAAACGCCGTGTCGTACACTTTTTGCGCCGGTCCGGTGCAGTTGTAGCGAGGCGCGAGAAATGTGACGACGCCGAGAGCGTTCGGAGCAGTGCAAGTGAACCACAAAATGCCGTGTTCCCGGCTGGAATCCGGCAGAGACAGGAACAGCGATCCGTCCGGGCGCTTCTGCCAGTTCACATCGTGCAGGACGTAGTTGTTCGCCTTAGCCCAAATATCAACGGTTTTGACGTTCGCGATCCACGATTCCGGAGTATCGGCCTTCTGAGCGATGATCTTCGGTATATCGTCGAGAAGGTCGCCTTCGATCTCCCTGCGGTATCGACGCGGGATATCCTGTGGGTCGAGACCGAGGAGAGATGGCGCAGTGCAGAGCGGCTTATCGCTGACGCCGACGCAATCAATCAGGAGACAGCGGGACTTTCCTTCTGCAAGGCGTGTTCCGCGTCCTACCATCTGCGTATACATGGTAAGACTTTTTGTCGGACGGGCGATCATGACGGTGCGCGTGTTCGGCAAGTCCGTGCCCTCGGTGAAAAGCATACAGTTCACGAGGACGGGGAGTTCCCCGCGCATGTAGTCCGCGATCACATCGGCGCGATCCTTACTGTTTGCGGAGACGGCGCGGGCATAGCCTTTTGGATATTTGGGATTCCATAGCTTCTTATTGATCGTCTCGGCAATCGCGTGAGCATGCCTGACGTCAACGGCGAAGATCAAAACTGGAGGCTCTGCGATATTTGAGACGGCCTCGGCAATCGCGTCGTTGCATTTGTCCACGTTCAGGACACGTTCGAGGTCTGAGGCCGCATAGTCGCCCATTCTCGTGGCTACACTCGCCAAGTCATAGCCTATGTTCAGCTGTTTGCATGTGATCGTGGAAAGATACCCGTGTTCGATGCCCCAGCGGAGATCCTTTTGATAGATAATCTCGTCAAAGGAACATTCAAGGCCGACGCCGTCGGCACGGTTCGGGGTTGCGGTAAATCCGAGGATTCGCCGCGGCTGGAAGTATTCGAGAATCTTCCGATAGCTGTCCGCGGCGGCATGGTGCGCCTCGTCGACGATCACCGTGTCGAACGTGTCCGGCGCGTACTGCGTCATGCGCCGGCCCATTGTCTGCACGGATGCGGAGACGACGGGCGCAAGGGAATCTGCGGCACGTTCGGACGCCATTTCGACGGCGGTCATGTACTTGTCAAAATATTTGAGCGGCTGATGTACGAGTTCTTGTCTATGGGAAAGGATAAGTTCGCGACCGCGTAGCGGGATATTCGCGAAAATTACCGTTTTGCCCATGCCGGTAGCGAGCTGGCAAAGCCATCGCCCGTTACCGGCCTTCTCGATACTATCAAGGCACTCTTGCTGATAGTCGCGAAGTTGGATCATGGGGTTCTCCTTAGAATGCCAAATCGTCGGCGGGGTTCTTCGTTTCGGCAGGAGCTGGCGCGGCCTCGCCCGGTGCAAGGCGAATCCAGTAGTTCACCGTCGCGCGCTTCTCGCCGTTGTACGTCTCGTTCTTCACCATGACTTTGCCGGTGAGCCCGACGAAATTCTTTCCCGTTATCTGGTTCGGGATCGGCTTCCCGCAAGCGGAGAACACATCGTAAATCTTTTGGTCGGCGTACTGGTCGTCCACTATGTAGTAGTACAGCGAACGGCCTTTGAACTTCTTGTTGGTCTCGTCCTCGGCGTCCACGATCTTGAGCTTGAGTTCGAGCATATCCTTGCCGGACGTGCGGGAAATCTTGTCGGTCACGACGTCAACGACGACGGTGTATTTCCCCGCCGACGGAGCTTCCGCGGTGGATGTGTCAACGGCGTGCATGTTGTAGGAGTGATTGAACATAGGGTATTATCCTTTCTTTTCGGGGGTGGTTTTGGTCTGTTCGGGTTTCGTTGACGGGTGCAACAGCTCGGATCCGTCTGCAATACAGCCTTTGCGTCCAAATCTGTCCTTCGCCACGAACGAATCGTTTCCTTCCAGCCTGATCACGCGGGTCCCGTCAGATTTCTTTTCGAGATGACCGACGATATCATAGAGGCCTTCCGCCTCGGGCGAGAGTTTCTTACCGGACAAGGCGGGGTGCGTCTTCGTGTTCGCGGCATCGGCGTTCTGACTAAGGACGAGTTCGGCTTCCAGTGCGATCACCACGACGTTCTTTCCCCTGACTTCCGCAAGGTCGCGGAGAATTCGGAGGTAACGGCGCATGCTGAACTGGATGTCCGAGTAGTTTTTCATCGTCGGAGTGCCGCCGTTCTTATTCGGATCGGCTTTCAGCAGCAGAAGATTGTTTGCAAGTTCGGTCGCGGAATCGAGGACGATGTTATCAACGTCGTCAAGGTCTTTACGGATCATGAGGTCGTTGAAAAACTTGTTGTACAGCATCGACGTCTCATCCTCCGTCTTTCCGGGCAAGGGGAGATAGTTGACTTCGATGTTTTCGGGATGAGCGGAACGGGCGAGTGTTTTGATGCCGTTTGCTTCTGCGGCGATCACAAGGGTCTTGCCGGGCAGAGTTCCGCAGAAGTGGGTTTTCCCGATGCCGGATTCACCGTAGATGATTGCGGAGACGCCGGATTTGGTCAGAGCTTCAGTGAGTTTCATTGTTGGATTCCTCCGTAAAATGTTTGATATCGTTTATTATCTCTTCCCTATATTCACCTCTTCCATTGAATGGGAAGGGACAACGAGCATGTTTCTCGACAAAATCAGGTGAAAATTCATCTGAGGAGACGTGGATTTCGCAAAGTCTACGTCCGCAAGCATGGCATTCGTATTTCATTGCACAAGCTCCTCATTTCTTGCCGCCTTCTTAACGAACAGGCAATCGGTGTCCGGGCTGTTCTCAAGGCATTTCGGGCGATACGGGCAGGGCAGAATTTTGCAGGCTTCCGGGTTGCGGTAGAACGTGCCGTCCCGTTCGCAAGCGGCGATGTCGCGAAGGATCAAATTGAAATCGTGAATGCGTTCTTTGATCTCGTCCGGTGTTCTGTAGACGAGGTGAGTGTGTACGCGAGGTTCCGTGGTATACCATTCCGCAAGGCGGCATTCAAAGTCGGCTGGCGTTTCGTCGGCCTCGTGCTGGTTCGCGTACAGAGTTCCGTCCTTCTTGTATTTCCGCTGGTCAAGCGGGGTCGCCTTGTATGGGCGGATCGTCGGCTTCTCGACGATGCAGTAGTAGACGCCTTTGACCGCTTCTCCGAGAATACTTCCGTCTTCGAGCATACGGTTGTGCGCGTAAAGGTAATTGGTTGCTTGGTTATCCCAGAGCAGATTGTGAAGGTAAGTGCTTCCGTCGGTTCCCCATTGCGAGGTGGTCTTGTGTTCGAGGAGGAAGGTGTCGTAGGTGGTGTCGTTTCCAATCTTCACAAGGCCGTCGATCTTGCCGAGGAGCCTTTTGGCGTATCCGGTGGAGACTTCGAACGGGCGTTCGATGCTGATGATCTTCCAGTCACGCCAGCCGGAATCCCGATCGAAAGCGGTGATCATTTGCTTGACCGTCAGATAGGTGAATTCGTCCGCGACGGGGTCCACGTCATAGCGGATCTGCTGACGCATGACAGCAAGTGCGTTGGCGAGGTAGCCAGTTTTCAGCAGGGTTTCAAGTCCGAGGTGGTAGAGTGTGCCGAGTTCGAGCGCCTTCGGCGTCTCGACGGGTTTCAACATGTCAACGTATTCCAGCTTGTACCGCATTCGGCATGTGCAGAAACACTTGACTTGGCTTGTTGTGAGCCTTTGTGTTCTTTCTTCCATTGCAAAAATCCTTTTGCTTGGTTGAGGTGGTGTGGCGGGAAGGATTCGAACCTTCAAGGGGCCGGATCAATGTCTTTTTC